CCTGTGTAACCTGTTGGTCCTGTTTGCCCTGTAGGTCCTGTTACTCCAGTTGGACCTGTTCTACCTGTAGGTCCAGTCCATCCTGTCGGTCCTGTATCACCAGTGTTTCCAGTATTTCCTGTTGGTCCTGTGTAACCTGTGTAACCTGTTGGTCCTGTTTGCCCTGTAGGTCCTGTTACTCCAGTTGGACCTGTTCTACCTGTAGGCCCAGTCCATCCTGTCGATCCTGTATCACCAGTGTTTCCAGTATTTCCTGTTGGTCCTGTGTAACCTGTTGATCCTGTTTGCCCTGTAGGTCCTGTTACTCCAGTTGGACCTGTTCTACCTGTAGGTCCAGTCAATCCTGTCGGTCCTGTATCACCAGTGTTTCCAGTTCCAGTAGGACCTGTTGATCCTGTGGCTCCAATACCTGTAGGGCCTGTAGCTCCTGTGTTAGTAGCAGAACCAGCAGGACCTGTAGCTCCTGTGTTCGTAGCAAAACCAGCAGGACCTGTAGGACCAGTAGCACCTGTGTTCGTAGCAGAACCAGCAGGGCCAGTAGCACCTGTGTTCGTAGCAGAACCAGCAGGACCTGTAGGGCCTGTAGCACCAGTGTTCGTAGCAGAACCAGCAGGACCTGTAGGACCTATAGATCCACTACCAGTATTGTTTTGAAATTCCCATTGATTAGTTGTGGCATTGTAAACTAAAATTTGTCCATTACTTGGAACACCAGATTGAATTGGAACACCTGATATGAAAAGATCACCAATGCCGATGCTCTGTCTATTTTCAATTATAAAATTATTGAGATTATTGTTTGGAATACTCATTTTTATAGGTGTGGAAAAATTTTAGTCATTTGATAATAAAAAATTATATTATTCATCAAAACATTCTAAAGCAAGTTTGATAGCGTTGTGAGACATATTAATTTTCATACTTTGATCTATTATTATCGATTGACCTGCATGAAGAAATTGCGATTTCGATCCTCGTCCTGTATTCAGTTTTCCTCTAGTTATAATTTTGAATTGTTGACATTTTTTTAACAATTCTAACAAAGATTCCCAATATGTCTCATTTGAATTTTGAAGAAGTTCTAAAAGACTTTTATGAACTCTTTCAACTTCAGGAATAATGTTTTTGAATAATAATATTTCAAGATCAACAACAATTAATAGTTTTGTATGTTTAGGTCCTTTTGTATAATAGACATCAACTTCACCTGCATCATCTAAGACTAATAAGTACTCTTGAGATAATAATGCGGCTCTATACGGAATAGCGGTTAAAGATGGATATATTTTTTTTAACAACTCAATAAGACTGTGAGGAGATGAATTGGCTTTAATTTCTTTGACCATAGTCATTTCAGGATCTGCGGCAATAACGGCATCAAAACCAATTCTAGAGTCTGTCCATCTAGAAAGTGAAAGAAATTTATTTATACCATGTGCGCTGGGTCGCGCTGTGTCCATTTTTATTTCATATTTTGATGAAATATTCAATAAACATGGAATTTCACTTTCTGTTTGAAAATATATATATTTCAATGCATCGTTTCTTCCAAATAATTCTTTTATTGTACATTTTAATTCAAATTTTCCATTACCACTTTTGGTAAGCAAATCGTATAATTTTGAATACAGTAACATTTTACTCATTTTGACGAATTCTTAATGCTATTTCACAAAGATGATTTTTTAGAAGCGGGAATTTGAAATTGACAAAAATAGTGGCTCGATAATAAAAAAATATTCACGATTTGGACTCACTTGTTCAATACGATCAAGCATGCGCAGCAAAGCTGCGCCGCGACGCTTCGCGCCGTTCTTTTTTGGATGTTTGAAACACAACGCGAAGAAAAATCAATTAATTAAAAAAATGAAAACTTATAATTCGAAGACATCACCGAAGAAAAGTTAATTGAAGTCAAAGTTCATAAAAATATGAAAAAGCGATTTCAAAATATAAGAGTTGAAAATTAATCACACACAATGAATACTTATAACAAACTTTGTGAAAACATGGAACGAATCAAGATCGCAGATGCATCCTTGTTTCTCAAAAACAATTATAAATTATTTTCACACCAGAAACAAGTTATGGAATGGATGAAACAACGTGAAAAAGCAAATGAAGAAAGCCCTTGTAATTTCAGAGGTGGCATAATAAGTCTTTCAATGGGATTAGGAAAAACACTGACAGCTTTGGCTTATTCGTTTGAAAACAAAGCATCATTTCCTACTTTAATTGTAACATCTAAAACTGTTATGCATGAATGGAAATCAGAAGGGGTTGAGAAATTTTTTGTAACAGAAGGAGAACATGCGGTGAAAGTTTTGTATCTTCATAAAGATTTTATTGGAAAAAAAATTGACAAAATAAATAGAGATATCGTAATGAAATACGACATCATAATAACAACTTACGACGTTTGTATGTTCTCTTGCAGAAAAGGTAAATATTATGTACAATGTCTTGAATTTGGAGATGATAACTCTTTAATGAAAAATAAAATTATCGCCATTCATAATCGAAAACGATGTGACTCCAACATTCCAAATCTCACAGGCACTGATGTCATCTATGGGACACCTTGGGAAAGAGTTATTTGTGACGAATCACAAAAATACGCAAACCCATTAACGATGACTTTTAAATGTATGATGGCAATCTATGGAAAACACAAGTGGTGTCTTACTGGAACTCCAATAAGAAATTATGATACAGATATATGGGCTCAATTAAGATTTTGCGGATACACAGGCATTGAGAAAACGCATGAGTGGAAAAAAAGAGGAAATGAATTATTTAAAGCTCATAATTTGATTTCTGCTATCTTCATCATGTCATATTCCGACGCTAATATGGAACTTCCTACTAAAACTGAAAACACCATCATTGTTCCATTGACAGGTCAACAAAAAGAAATATACTATCACATTCTTGGACAAACCCGTGCAAAATACGTGGACATGATGAATAAATTGTGTTCATTTTCGTGTGTATTAGCAATGTTTACAAGACTTCGTCAATGTGCAATCGCTCCTTATTTGATAACATCTGAGTCTCGTGACAGAGAACATCAGAACATCACTTCTTCTGAAGATTCTGAAGAAAAATTGTATTTGGATAAATTTGGAGAAAGTGGAACAAAGAGTCCAAAAATAACAACAATTATTGAACTCTTAAAAAAACAATTATCGTCTCAATCCACAAAAATTATTGTATTTTCAATGTTCACATCATGTTTAGATTTATTGAGCGCGGCTGTAAAAGAAGAATATCCAAGCTTTAAATTTGTACAAATTGATGGAAAAACAAAAAACAGAGCTAATCTCTTTGATCAGTTTAAAAAAGATATAGATACTCAAGGTCTTTTCTTAACATACAAAGTTGGTTCAGAAGGTCTGAATCTAACGGAAGCAACACATTGCATATGTGTAGAACCATGGTGGACCAACGCTGTGCACAATCAAGCTAAAGCTCGATTGTGGAGAACTGGACAGACTAAACCGGTCTATGTTCATAATCTGATAATTGAGGGATCAATTGAAGAAAAAATATTAGACATATGTAAAGAAAAAGAAGATATGGCGTCGAGTTTCTTAGAAGGAACTGAGAGAAAATTCAAAAGCAGAGGATTAGATAAATACACTCTCGGAAAATTGTTAGGAATAAATTAATCATAAATAAAATATTATAATCATAAAATATTATAATCCATAAAATATTATAAAAATATTATAATCATAAAATATTATAATCATAAAATATTAGAATTTTAGGACCCCAAAAGGGTCATAAAATGTGTAATTGTAATTTCATTTAAACTTTCTTCTATTTATCTAAAAAATAATGGCTGATAGAATTGATCAATTACCTCCTAGTATGGAAACCCCAACAAAAATTGATACAAATGCAATGAATCAAATATTCGAAAACACTGAAGCGATAGCACATGTTGCAAAAAAAATGAATTGGAAAAATTTCATTATACCACTTATTGTCTTCATCGTCTTAAGTTTACCATCCGTTGATACTTTATTTTTAAACATGTTATCTCAATCTGAAATTACTGCTTTATTTGCAAAAACAGCTGTTTTTCTTATTGTTTCTCTAATTTTACAATTCATGACTTAAAAATATTCAGTACATCCTTCAACTTCGATAAAATTTGAATTTTGAATCAACAAAATAATAATAGTTAAAATTAGATTTTAAAAAATGGATCTAAATATTGAAACCAAACGCTTAGAAACATTCAATAATTGGAATATTTCATTCATTGACAAAAATCAATTAGCTCTTTTCGGATTCTATTACTATGGACCAGAAGACATGGTAAAATGCTATTTTTGTCATGTTGAAATTGGCATGTGGGAAGAAGGAGATGATGTTTTAACTGATCACATGAGATGGTCTAGAAGTTGTAAATTAATTTGCCGTGATACAACAAACAACGTCCCTATTAACGAAACACTTCTTTTAGAATCACTTCCTCCAGCTCCCCTTGAAGGCCGTCAGAGGGATCGAAGATCCCCACCCCCAAGCTCCGTACGGGAGACACCCGAAGTGCGCAATCTCGGCTGGTGCGAAATGGATAATTCGAAATATGCAATTGAAACAGATAGATTGAAATCGTACAAGGATTGGCCAATATCAATGAAGCAAAAACCTCATCAATTAAGTGATGCTGGGTTTTATTACACTGGTGTTGGTGATAAAGTTTGTTGTTATTATTGTGGTGGTGGTTTAAAAGATTGGGAAGAAGAAGACGATCCTTGGGAAAACCATGCAATGTGGTATGGAGGTAAGTGTAAATATGTAAAAATAGTGAAAGGTGATGATTTTATTAAAAAAATGAACGAGAAGCGAGAATTTTTATTGTTGAACAAGAACTCTTCAGACGACAACAACGAAGAAAACAATAACAATGAAGAAAACAATAACAACGAAGAAGAAGACGATATTGGCAAATGCAAAATATGCTTTGAAAATGATTACAACACTGTTTTTATACCTTGTGGTCATATTATTTCATGTGCAAAATGTAGTTTAAGTGTAACCAAATGTCCAGCATGTCGTCAACCATTTGAACGCATAATAAACGTTTATTACCCATAAATATAAAAAAATAAATTAAAAATTTGTAACCAGCGGGTTACAAATTATGTCTATTATAATGTACATTCACATTAATTAATTGTATTGTGTTTTGACTGAATCATGTTGACTTTGAATAAAATACAACAGGTGGTTTTTATTGGATAAAAAATTAATCAACAATTATCATAATTGTTTGTATTAAAAAAATAGAATTTTTTATCATATGCATCTCTCACATGTTCTTTAAAAATTTTCCTCGGTAACAAAAAAACAGAATGACGACAACCGGATCAAATATCACTAGCGGATTTATCGATCTCGCTACATTTGATGAAATTGAAAAATATCAATATGGATCTAATCAAGCATTTGCGTACTTTGTTCGAGAAACACGCAAAGCCACATGGTTTACACAAGTTCCAGTAATTCTATCAAGATGTTCAGGAAATGCAGGATTTGAACAGGAATGGTCAGTTTCTATTTCGAGAGCTGGAGATTATTTATTACAGACATGGCTTCGGATAGCAATTCCATCTGTAACTCTACTAGCAAATAATTTATATGGTCAAAATGGACGAATTCGTTGGTCAAGAAATTTTATGCACAATCTTATTAGAGAAGTCGCAATCTCTTTCAATGATTTGGTTGCTGAAAGATTTGATAATTATTTCCTCGATTTCTGGGCCGCATTTACCGTCAGTGCAAGTAAACGTCTTGGATATGATAATATGATCGGAAACGTAGACAGCCTAATTGCCCCTCACGCTCCTGGTAATGCTACTAGAGCTCAATTCTTGAATCTTCCTTTGCCTTTCTTTTTCACTCGCGATTCTGGACTTGCTCTTCCAACTGCAGCACTTCCTTATAATGAAATGCGTATTTGTTTCAATATGAGAAATTGGAATGATCTTCTGCTTTTGGAAAACTCTGTTCCAGTTGCTGGAGTTAATCCGACTACGTCTCCACTTGTTGGAAGAGATATTGAAAGAGCCCCTGAATTGCAACATGTTCAAGTTTGGGCTAATTATGCAATTGTGAGTAATGAGGAACGTAAACGAATGGCTTGTGCGCCAAGAGATATGTTGATTGAACAAGTGCAGTCAGCGCCAAGACAGACATTTAATCCTGTTACAAATCCTCAACCGTCTTATGATATTAGATTTTCACATTCTATTAAAGCATTATTTTTCGCAGTTAGAAATAAAACAACTAATAACGTTTGGAGTAATTATACTTCCGTATCTCCCGTTCCTGGCCCACAAGTTGTCGTGTTTGAACCATATTTATACGCATTTGACCCCATTTCACACACAACTATTACTTATGAAAATACAAGTCGTCTCAATCACATGGGGTCTGATTATTATTCTTTGATCGAGCCTTTCTACAAAGCTCCAGCCATTCCCACCCCTACCGGTTACCATATGTACTCATACTCATTGTCTTTCTTTAACGTTGACCCTCTCGGATCCACTAATTACGGTAAATTAACTAATGTTAGTATCTCACCTCATGCTTCACCAGAAGCTATTGCAGCTGCCAGCGGTACATTACCTTTTGGATCAGGAGCAGACTATCCACAAACGTTTGAATTTATTGTTATTGGACTCAACTCGAATATTATTAGAATTTCAGGTGGGGCTTTAGGTTTTCCAGT